GCGAGCGCCTTCTCGGGTGGGGTCAGTGACGAACTGAGACAGCAAATACAAGGAAAGGAAAGCCCCGATGCATAGCTCGACATTTGGATATCTGAAACCCAGCGAAGCGCAGGTGAAGGCGATGGCGATAGTTCGGCTGGCGTCGGCCTCCTACGCTTCGGTGCTGGAGGCCTATCTGCCGGAGGGCCCCGACAAGACCCACATCATGCGCAAGCTGCGCGAGGTGGCCATGTGGTCGAACACCACCATCACCCGCCACGCCGACGGCACCCCGCGCGAGCCGCAGGAGTTGGCGATGGCGTCGAGCGAGGACGATGTGGAAGTTGACAACGGCGGGCTGTTTCACGGCCTCAAGCGCAAACTGTCTGACGGCCTCAAGCGCAACTCGCTTGACCAGCAAGCGCCGCCGGCCGAGAAGGGATCGAAGGGGCCGGGCCCGGAGATGGTAGCGGGTGGTGTTAAATACTCGCATGACTGAGGCGGAGATGCTGGCACGCTGGCGCGCGATCCTCGTCGCCCCTGTCAAGCGGACTGGTAACCGGATCGACGCCAAGCGCGCCTGGGGTTTGCGCAAGCGCCGCTATTCCTGGCCCGAGGTGACGCGGCGGCTGGGGCGGCGGGCGAACGGCATGCCGTTCAAGGTGTCGAGCGTGATCAATGCGGTCCACGCCTATCTGCGCGAGCATGGAGGACACCGATGGTAGAGATTTCCAACATGTCGATCGACATGATCGTCGGCTTTGAGGTGTCCTCGCCGTCCTACTACCAGGACAATTACACGCATTTCGACTGGCCCGGTGAGGCGAGCGGACCCACGGTCGGCATCGGCTATGATCTCGGCTACGTGACGCTCGGCGAGTGTCGCGCCGACTGGTCGCCCTGGGTGAGCCCTGCCGAAGTTGCGGTCTTGACCAGCGCGGTTGGGCTCACCGGCGAGCGGGCCCATGCGTGGGTCGAGGATCACCGCGACGAGGTGACCATCAGCTATCCGCAGGCGGTGCATGAGTTCATCCGGGAGGAAGTCCCCAAATGGGAGGCGCGCTGCCGCGCGGCTTTGGAAAACTTCGATCTGCTCTCCCCCGACAGTGCCGGCGCGCTCGTCTCGCTCGCCTATAACCGCGGGGTCGGCGGCTTCCACTCCTCGCTGCCGCGCTATGCCGAGATGCGCAAGATCACCGACCTGATGGCGGCGGCCCAGTATGCGCTGATCCCGACTGAGATCGCCGCCATGGCGCGGCTGTGGCCAAACGAAACCGGGCTGCAGGTGCGTCGCCGTCAGGAGGCGGCGCTGTTTGCCAAAGGCGTCAAGGATTGCAAGCAACCCGGATCGGTTGTAGTAGCAACCGCGCCGCCACCGCCGGCCACGCCGGCCAAACCCCAGGAGAGACCCGTGACCGTGACGCCCGTGACCACCCATCCCGACGTTGTAGCGGAGATCGAGGCCGCGCTTGAGGCCGCGGAAAACGAGCTGCCGCAGCTTCTGTCGGTGCTGTCGATCTTCATCCCGGGGCTCAATGCGCTGCGCCCGTTCCTGTCGCTTCTCCCGGTGGCGATCGAGGCGGTCAAGACCATCCACACCATCGAGGGGCAGGGGACCCAGTCCGCCGTCGCTTCGGTGGTGCAGACGCTTACCCCGGGGCAGCCGGGGGCACCCTCGCTCAACTAAATGGCCGGAAAGAGCAAGGCGCGAGGGTCGGAAAACCGACCCTTGCCTTGTTTGGGAAATTACGTTTACCTTCTCGCCCCATGGCGACCGAGCCTGGACTTACGACCTTTGAGTTGCTGACCATCATCGGCTCAGTCATGGTCGGCACCGGCGCGGTGGTGGCGGCGGTGTTCTCGGGCGCCAACTCGCTGCGCCAGGAGCTGTGGAAGGGGATCGCCAAGGTTTCGCAGTGGCAGGTCACCCATGACCGCAAGGATGACCATCGCTTTCAAATCATCGATCAGCAATTATCGGATATAACCTATCGCAACAGCGTCAAGGATGGGGTGAAGCCGCGGCCGCATCGCCCCATCAACGACATTGTCGCCGAACTGGAGAACGGTCGCCATGGTGGCCAGGAAGAGGAGGGGGATGATTGATCTGCCGCGGTTTCACCGCGCGCAGGCGGAGCCGCTCGCCGAGGCCGATCTCACTCCCACCGCCATCGATCTGCCGGCGCGCGAGGTGATCGAGGCGGGGTCAGCAAGTTCTTTGAGATGGCCAACCTCTACTGGCCCGCCAAGGGCGGGGTGATTTCCTTCGACCCGCGCAACAAGGCGCAGCTACGCATGGCACTGGGGCTGGTGTACATGGCGATGAAGGAGATCGACGATGCCGATTAACGTCCAGGACCCGCCCGCAATCTATGATCACATGCCCTCCAAACCGATCGTGCGCCAGCAGCTGCCGCTGGAGAAGGTCAACAAGATTTGCCGCGAGCTGATCACCCACCCGGAGCTGGTGCCCGCCGGGCAGACCATCTTTGCCTGCACCACGCAGGGCACCGAGGCCTGCTTCACCTTGATGGCGAAGATCGACTACAAGGTGATCGACCCCAATGACCAGATGCGGATCGTCCGCCACGAGAACGCCCATTGCAATGGCTGGACCCCTGATCACCCGGGCGCCTCGCCCTACCGGGTGATCCAGGTGCCGGCCGACGAGGTGAAGGCGCTGCGCGCCGCCACCATCCCCACCGTCAAGCTCGGGATCGGCGACTATGAGGAGATCAGCCGATGAGGCTCTCCGATTACGTCATCGGCGTGATGATTGGACTTGTGATGCTGATGCTGGTATTCACCTTCACCGCCGAAGTCCACTTCGTCCTGAAATACTGGAACTATGAGCCTCCTGGAGCAGGTTCGTCAGATACCGCCCGCGCGCGCCGCCCCCTTTCCGCGCGCGAGGTTTCTGGAGTTCCTTAAGGTCCTGCGCATCCAGACCAAGGACTTCGGCATGGTGTCGATGGCCGACAACATGCTGGGCACCCAGACCTATGTGCTCGATCAGCTGTGCGAAGGCATCGAGCGCGGGATCACCAAGTTCCTGATCCTCAAGGCCCGCCAGCTGGGCATGACCACGTTCTTCATCGCGCTCGACCTGTTCTGGGCGATGGAGCACGCTGGTCTGCTCGGCGCCTTCGTCTCCCATACCGATCAGGCCAAGGCGCTGTTCCGCAACGTCATCAAGGTGTTCTTCTCGCACCTTCCCAAGTCCCACAAGATCAAATGGGATTTGGAAAATCGCGAGATGATCGTGCTCAAGAACGGGTCGGTGCTGCAATATCTGGTGGCCGGCACCAAGGAGAAGGCCAAGGGCGGGCTGGGGCGATCCTCGGCCAACAACTTTTTACATAAGACCGAGGTGGCGTTCTGGGGCTCGCCCGATGATCTCAACGAGATCAGCGCCACCATGTCGAAACTCTACCCGCACCGGCTCGATATCGAGGAGACGACCGCCAATGGCTTCAACTTCTGGGAGGAGCGCTGGCGCGACGGCAAGGACGATCCCACCATCGCCTGCATCTTCGTCGGCTGGTGGCGTCATGACCATTATACGCTTGCTGATGACCACCCGTGGTTCCCCCTCTACATGCCCAAGGGGCACGCGACGCCTCTCACGCGCCTGGAGCGCTCTCGAATGCTGGCGGTGCAGAAGCGCTATGGCGTCACGGTCACGCACAACCAGATTGCTTGGTATCGCCACCACCTGGAGTCTGAGGTGGGCGGCGATCAGGCGAAGATGGACGAGCAGTTTCCCTGGCTGGAGGAGGATGCCTTCGTCGCCACCGGCAGCCAGTTCTTCGTCGCCCAGTTCCTGACCGAGGCGGCCAAGCGGGCGCGCGCGATCCCGTTCATGCCGTTCAAATACGAGATGGGCGAGCACTGGTCGCAGACCCAGGTATTCTCGACCCGCGACCAGCGCCGTGCCGAGTTGAAGGTGTGGGAGGAGGCCGATCCCAATGGACGATACGTCATCGGATGCGATCCCGCCTATGGAAGCTCTGAAACAGCAGACAGAGCGGTTATCAATGTCTCTCGATGCTTTAGCGACAGACTTGTCCAAGTTGCGGAGTTTGTTAGCCCAACCGTCTCCACCTATCAATGCGCGTGGGCGCTCTGCCACCTCGCGGGCTACTACCGCAATGTCATGGTTAATCTCGAAATCAACGGCCCTGGGGAAGCGGTTTTCAACGAAATAAACGCGCTCCGGCGCGAGACCGCCAACATGTGGGACAAGACCGAGGCGCGCAGCTACGATCTGCGCTACGTCTTGACCATGATGCGGCATTTCCTCTATGGCCGCTCCGACTCGATGCAGCAGACGCTCGCCTATCAGTGGCGCACCTCCGGCAACAACAAGCCGCCGATGCTCTCCTCCTTCAAGGACGCTTTCGAGCTGCACCGGTATCTCCTCAACTCGATGGCGCTCTTGGAGGAGATGAAAACGATTGTGATCGATGGTGGCTCGATCCAGGCCGAGACCGGCAAAAAGGACGACCGGGTGATGGCGGCCGCGCTCGCGCATGAGGCGTGGCGGCGCTGGCGCCAGCCCGAGCTGGTCGCTCTTGGCTTGACCTATGCCGAGGCCTATAAGGAGCGGGCCAACAATGCCTCCGCCCAGGCCGAGCGGATGGCGATCAACTACCTGCACGCCATGAAAATCGGGGTTCCCGGGCAATGACATACGAGCAGGGCCACCGGCGCGGGGGCCTGCGCCCGCGCGGCGCCAAAAAGATGACACCGACCACGTTCGAGGAGATGGGCGATCCGCTGCGCCCGCCGCTGCCGCGCTATTCCCCGCAGCAGCGGGTGGTGCCGCAGAACGTGTTGCGCGAGAAGGATGACCAGGACGATCCGCGCAAGGGCGACCCGGCGGCAACGCTTGCCGACTATGTCGAGAACTACTGGGTGCAGCAGCTGCAAGCGATCAGGCTGCGCTGCTGGCGCTGCAAGAAGGACTCGCCGGTGATCTTCGTGCGGGTCGGCTCGTTGTTGTTCGGCGCTCGTCCCAAGCCCTGGCAGATCGACACCACCAAATCGACGATCGAGGAGTGCGCCAAGGTCGGCTGGAAGCTGCAGCTGCGCGCTGCCTATTGTCCCGAGTGCAAGAACCTGGGGTCGGTGTAGGGGGGTCATTGACGCATGATGAAGTAGTCAGGTGGTTTCGTAGGTTCAAGCACGATCCGGCGTTCCGCAACGAGCGCGGAGCCCGCACTGTCCCGATCGCCAATCTTGCCGAGTGGGCTGGCATCCCGCGCGCCAACCTCTATGAGATTTTGCGCGGCAAGCTCGGCATCTCCAGGAACTATCACGACCGGCTGGTGGCGGCGATCGACGCCGTCAAGGCGGGGCTGCGCTGGCAGCGCAAGGGCGGCCGCTGGCAGGTCACCGATCCCTCGTTCGAGCGCCTGCCGCGCCACGTGCATCCCTATCCGCGCAATGGCCGGCTCGCCGATCGCCGGGAGGCGCAGTCGTGATCGTCAAGACCTGGGCCTGCCTTAATCGCAACTGCCTCAAGGTCTACGACTCGACCGCAGGCGAGTTCCCGCCCTGCCCGCGCTGCGGCATGATCCGGGTGAAGTGGGTGCCGCGGCCGGTGGCGATCAAGAGCGAGCGCACCAAGCAGATCGATGCCACGGTCAAGGAGTTGAAGGAGACCTATGGGTATAAAAATTACCGTTCTCCGGTACGCGGTCAAGCTGCCGCCGCCACCACCAATCGCCCAGCTGGATCGCGCGCTCAGCGCTTTGTGCCCAAGGGGTATGAAGGGTGGGGCGCCGATGTTCCCCTGGACGCGAATGGTAATTTCACCGCCCACTGTGCGCCGACCGGTGTCACGTCCAAAATCTCACTCTCTCAAGGACAGCGAGCTAGTACGACGCGCGTTGGCGATCGAACGATTGGGGTCGGCGGCAACGTCGAATACTCGCACCGGCCGGCTGGAGGCGTCCCCAAGTGATCATCCCGCGTACCAAAAAATACCGTGACAACACGATCGACGAGATCGCCGAGCTTTGCCTCGGCAGCAAGCGCGACCGTGAGGAGCTATACCTCATGCGTAAGCGCTATTTCCACTTCGGCACTGCCGACTATAACATCGAATGCAAGTACAATCGCCTGCAGGCGCACCTCGATCTGGTCTCCTCCTTCCTGTTCGCGCCCGATCACTGCCGCTACAACATCGCCGCCCCGCGCAACGCCGCTGATGCGATCATCGAGCAGATCGAGGCGGTGGCGGACGAGTGGAACGACACCTTCCGCGACTCCGGCCTTGCCGACCTGTTCGCCGACTCGGTGCTGTGGGCGCTGATCCTCGACTCCACCATCATCAAGCTTGGATGGAATGACGCGCGTGAGGAGTTGTTCGGGAAAATGATATTCCCGTCCGACTTCGCGGTCTATGACGAGACCGAGCCCGATCTCGACTCGCAGGAAGCCTTCGTCCACACCTACTCTCTCAACTGGGACAACGCGGTACAGCGCCTCAAGCGCGCCGGCAAGTTCAAGGAGATCAAGCAGCTGGCCCGCTACCCCGGGCAGTACAGCGAGTTTCGCGACCAGATGCCGCCGGTGCTGGCCAATATGCTGATCTCGCAGACCGGCGGCCCCAATCTCGCGGGCGCCATGGTCGGCCGAGTGAACGTCGATTTCCAGGCCTATGCCACCTATCAGTCGGAGTCGAACAATCCGATGGTGCGTTTCCACGAGGTGTGGGTGTGGGATGACGATACCGACGACTACGCGATCTTCACCAAGGCCGACGGGGTGGATGGGGTCCTTTCCGACAGTCGCGAAACCATCGATGCCATGCGCAAGGCCGACGAGGCGCGCGCTTCCGAGCTTTATCGGGGCTCTTCCAACCTGTTCGGGATCGAGCAGGAGCACCCGTTCGTCCACGTGTGCCCCTATCGGCTGCATGATTTCTTCTGGGGCAAGGCTCACCTTGACATTTTGATACCGCTGCAGGTGTGGACCAACGAGCGCCTGCAGCAGATCGCCGACCTGCTGGAGCAGAATGTTGATCCGACCAAGATCGGA